GAGTTAGACTTATAGAACGGCACCTCGTCCAAGCTTACATCGTTGGCCTTTGACCAAGCTGCGACCCGTCTTGCAAAGCCTGCATGGCCCTCGCCAGCGATATACAGCACCAGCCCTTGCTCAACTTCCTTGCCGTGCCATGCTTTGCCTGCTGCGATACACATGGCCATGTCCAGCACAGCGAATGTTTTGCCTGCGCCGGGCGATCCAAAGCACATCGTTAGCGCCTCTTGCTCAAGCATACCCTCGATAAGCCACGCTGGCGGCTTCATCTCTATGTCGGACACATGCGTAAACAGCTTTGCCGGGGTTTTAGCCCCGCGCAGCCCTTGTCTTACTGCTGCTGCACCTAAGGCTGCATGTATGTCATTCCAGTCTGCCCCTTTTGTGCCGGGCGCTGCATATGGTTTACCTGTGGCCTTAGCCGCTTTTATGCCCGGCTCGTCATTATCTGCTGCTATGACCAATTCCAGCTTTGGAAAGGCTTTTTGCAGCGCTTCGCACACCTTTGGCAGGTTGCCTGCGTCTAGTGCAAATATAGCTGCGCATTGTTCATCTTCTTGGTGCGCCATGTAAACGCTACAAGCTGTGGCCCAGCCTTCGCATATGTACGCTTTTCCGTGCGTTATTTTTCCGCACACGCCAAAGGCACCATCTTTAGCTAGACCTGTGGAAAAGCGTTTTTGTCCATCCGGGCTTATTCTTTGGTGGCCTACTTTTTCGCGTTGCGCGTTAAACAGAGGCACGACCACTGTATTGCCATCCAGCACAGCGCCGTGCAGCTCTACACCTTTTCTTATGTGGTAGGGCGCGTCATCCTCAAACCAATCTTGATTATTAGGCACTTCTCGATCCCTCAACTGCACTATATTATCTTTGCTGGGCCATAGACCCATGCTGGTTAGTGCTTTTTGTATTTCAGCGAAGTCGTTGCATTGTCGGCAATGCACTCTGACTTCGCTTTGATATTCGCTTATCCAGAAGCGATCCTTGCCGCCGCAATTTGGGCAGGCACCATGCCATTCCCCAACTGCAAGCTTTTTAAGCTCAAGCTGGTTAATGATGGCCTGCCCGTATTGCGACCAGTATGCGACTGGAAAGTCAGGCATTCGTTAAAACGGTATTTCATCATCGAAGCTGTCAGCCGCACTTGGCGCAGCCTTGGCTTCGCTTGCGGGCAAACCGAATGGATCATCATTTGCTGGGGCAGGGGCGCTGCCATCGCTAAACGGGTCAGCCATGATGCGCTCTTTTAGCTCTACCCATTTGATAGCTTCCGGGCGCAGCGTTACGCCTGACTTGCCAGCGTATTTCCAAGGCCTGACGCCAACCATAGCGTGAACTTTTGATCCGCTTGTAAGTTGAAAATCGTCAGCACAAGGTTGGCCTTTATCGTCAAACTGCTTTGGCTTGCTGTTGGCCTCACCGTATGTCTTTTTGGTGAGCTTAACGATGTAGCACCCGCTTTCATCTTTTTTGAAAATATCGTCCAGCCCTTTTGGCGACCATGCTGGCCAATCGGCTTGCGCTTTGCTTTTGAAGGCATCCACCATAACCTTGGCCAGCTCTTTGGCTTGCTCTGGCTGAACAATCAGGTTGACTTCATATTTACCATCTGGGTCGGTGGCCTCTGTTGGCACTGATCTGTTTTGCGCCGGGTCGAACTTATATGGCCTGTCAAGTTTGGGCCAAAGTGCGTCTACGTTTAACAACTTGTGTTGCATTTGTTTTCTCCTGTGGTTTTTGGTTAATCCAGCCAAGCTGGCAGTTGAGCAACGTGAACAGTGGGCCACCCCGTTGCGTAGGTGTTGGTCTTTTCGGCCTCTGTTATTTCTTGCAGGATGCGCTCTACTGCCTCTGAGCAGTGCTTCATTAGCGCATCGCCCACCTCAACTATGCTGGTGGCATAGGGTGGTTCTTTTTCTACATTTGCGAATAGGAAGCGCTTTATATCCACCCCGGCTAGGCTTAGCGTTTTGCAATACCAGGCGGCTTGCAGCCCGTAGCCCAGCCCGTGAATACCTTTGCGCTCAAAATCGTAAGGCTCAGCGCTTTGCGTTGTTTTAAGGTCAACCATAATGCCCTGCTTTTCGATATACAGATCAGGTCTGGCCTTCATGCAAAGGCCGCTTTTATGCAGGGCAAACACGCTTGCCTCGACTATGCCTTGCTTATGGCTGAGCAGTTTATCTATTGCTGGGTTGCGATGCAGGGCTTGCACCATTTGCTCAACCCGCTCGTAATCGCTTTCGGTCAGCGCGGTGCTGCCTAATAGCTCAGCTTCGGCCACAGCGTTTTGCCATGCCGCGCCACGCCTTGTTGCCGGGCCTTTGATCGGCAGCACACCTTCGAGCGCCCAGCTATGTGTGGCTGTGCCTATGTCAAAAGCTGTGCTGGTGCGAAACGGTTTGTCAGCCACAGCATGAGCTGGCGTTAGACTATGCCAAGCTTTTGCAAAGCTACTGCTAACGGCTGTATGGCCCTCGATTTGTTTGGCGGCGTGATAGTCTTCATTAGAAATGCTGTGATGTATGCCGAATGGGTAGCTCATAGTTCTGCGTCCAGTCACTTTTTATGCCGATTTGAATGGATAATCTAGAAATAATCTTATTTTGTCAAATCTCATATCTGCTTTGCCAAGCTGCTTTCCAGCAATTCGCACAGCGTGATGATTTCCTCGCAGCGTTGGCTTTGGGTAAACCGGGGCGGCGTTTTGCGCAGGTCTTCCTTCATAATTTCGGCTTTGCGGCGTATGCTCATCACATAAACTTGCGGGCGTTCTTCGCTCATTGGCTTCCCCCTTGGTTTGGCTTGTGTGGTGGTGTTGGCGTGAAGTAAGGCGCATAGCTGGATGCATTACTTTTCAGCTTGACGCATTGCTCAGGCAGCTTGTCATAGAGGTCATTCTGGTGGCTAAACGCCACGCAATCGTCAAAGCTGGTGAATACAGCAAAGGCTATAAAAACGGCGTTACTCATCGCCATCGTCCAGCACATCAAAGTCTTCGCCAGAGCCAAAGCAATCTTCGCATTGCACCCATTTTGCTGCGAGATAACCACCGTTTACATAGTCTGCGACTGCGTATTCTTTTTCGTAATACCCTTCGCCATCACAGGTAGGACAAATGCTCATGCCAAAGCCTCTACCATGTTGATCCGCTCGCCAATCCAACGCATGACAGGCACCGCCATTGAGTTGCCCATCGCTTTGTATCGAGGCCCATCAGGGCAGCTTTCCGCTGGCTTGTTGCGATACGGGATTTGCGTGTAGTTGTCGGGAAAGCCTTGCAAGCGCTCACATTCGCGTGGTGTTAGGCGGCGTACTGCGCTCGCTTGAGCCACCGCTGGTGTTTTGCTTTTGTCGAGCGTGGGCGTGACATGCTCTGACACGCTGTCGCCTTGGCTTGCGCTATTCTGTGCGCCGAAGGCCATCGGGTGGTAAAAGGCTTCTGCATTCCTTACCATTTGATTATTTACTTGCTTTGCAAGCTCTGTTCTCAACGTAGGGCAAACGTCTGGAATACTTTTTGTCGCTTGCAAATAGCCTGCGCAGGCTTCGTCAGTGCCTAGCCCGCCGCCGCCACCGTTTCCAGAGCGTGTTGTAACTGTTCCGGCAACTTCTTCCCGCGTTTGTCTGCTCGGCGCAGGATGCCTTGACAAGCTTTCGCGCTCAAAAAGAACCGCTGCGGCACGTTTCCAGTCTCCAAGGTATCCGACAACGAACACACGCCTGCGTCTTTGGGCCACTCCGAAATACTGAGCGTCAAGCACTCTGTAGGCGAACCCATACCCGAGCTTGCCCAACGCCCCGAGGAAGGTTCCAAAATCCCGTCCTCTGTTGCTAGACAAGACGCCGGGGACGTTCTCCCAAACCAACCACTTGGGCTGATATTGTGCAGCAATGGCAAGATAGGTGAGCATGAGGTTTCCGCGTGGGTCACTAAGTCCTTTGCGAAGTCCTGCGACTGAGAAGCTTTGGCAGGGGGTTCCTCCAACAAGAACGTCGATTGGGTCATTGGGCCACTCCTTAAAGCTTGTCATGTCGCCGTGATTTGGCGTGTCGGGATAGTGATGCTGCAAAACTGCGCTTGGAAACTTTTCAATT